GAGTGTGGGGATCGTATTCCCAAGGCTCGAAGGCTTGCAGTCGCGGGGGTTCAGATGTGTGTGGACTGCCAGGAATACGCCGAGAAAGTTGCCTTAAAAACAGGCAGATTAGTGTCTAAAAATGAGGCAGATTTTGAGTAAAAACCAGCCTAAAATGCTTGACTCTTCGAATCGTTCCTATATAATAGCGGTATGTTAAATAAAAAAGGAAACGAAAATATGATGGATTTATTAGATATTGAAGTGCAAGAGCAAGTGTATAGATTCCGAGTTATGCGTTGCATGAACGACGAACTCAGAAATCCCAATAAAGAATGGGATCTGGTTTATAGTTCAGACAGCCTGAAGCAGGCCATGAATGTCTGTGCTCAAGAAGCCCTGACTCATGGTTACCCAGGTGGTGTATATTATTCAACTAATAAATTTGGTGATGAGTTCAAAGTTGTAAACGGAGGCACACTATAATGCAAAATTTAATCAACGAAATCAATCAAAAGGTTGAAATGTACGTGGGCTCATTGACCGAGGTCAAGGGCTCGGATCTAGGACTAGATGAACGAGTTGGTAGATTATACACCGACGGTTTTGAAGGCATAGTAGTGCATCGAGAAGCAGACCAAAGGCTCTGTTATTATGGTGGCTTTGAATATGTAGACCGGTATTATCGTCAGGAGTTAGGTGACTATGTGTTTTACACCGCTGGCGATGATCGTATTGATGAATGTTTGAATGAGTATAGAAATTTGGAGAATATATGACATTGCAGGAAATTATTAAAAGACATCAGACTGATGTAAATATGTTTGCAAATGGTGCAGATCTCACCGAAGCATTGTATGACGATCTGTATGAATATTATGCGTTTACCGTGGCCGAAATGCCCTATGGTACGGCCAAGGCCCGAGACGGTGATCCATTCGAATGGATTTCTGAACGATTTGAATCAGATGCCTGTACTTGGAAATAGTGCTTGACTTTTTGAATGAATTACTTTATAATAGGAGTATAATATGAAAAAAGATAAAAAAATTTACCCGACTGCCCAGTACCCGTTTGAAATACGAGTAAACAGCAAAGGGTTTGTAAAGAATTCCAGTGGTTGGAATCACAACGATACCAAAGACATAGTCAAGTTGGTTATTGTTGCGTTAGTGGTAGTCATTGCGGCTACCGTATTTGGTTATTTAAATTAAATTTGAGGAGTATTATATGAGTAATTTTAAAGTAGCAGGTGTTAGTAAGAATAGTAAAGGTCAGTGGAAGATGAGATATTCAACTCTTTCAGTAGCTGATACTAATCTTCGTCAGTTAGCAGCTAAAAATACCAACATCTTTTTGACAGACCTGCCCAAGGCAATGTCTCGTGAAGAAGCAGCTAAGTATCTTTTAACTGTGGATGGTATTAAATCTAATAAGGATTATTTGGCTCAGGTGTCCAAGGCCGTAGGTATCTATTGGAAAGGTGGTTCTTCGACCACAGGTCTTAAGATGCCAGCTAAACCAGCTAAAGTAGCTGTAGATGCTAAAATCGCTGAATTGGCGGTGGCATAATGTTTGAATTCTTATTTTCAAAACCAGCTGTAGGACGGACCGCACCTACAATCTGGGTTTCAGAACCGCGGTCGAAATCTGAAGGAGTCGTTATGACAAAGCATGAGAGAATCTTAGCAGTATTGGAGAACAATGGTCCATCAAACCGTGGCTATACAGCAGGTCAGTTAGCTGGTTTGGTAAACACCACAGTTCCATCAGTACGAGCAAGAATCAGTGAGTTGAGACGTGCAGGTTATTCAGTGTATGCAAATACACGTGCTAAAGACAATAAAACATTCTACCGTCTTGGCAAACCTAGCCGTGAAATGGTTGCACAAGCCTATGCTACATTTGGCGCGCAAGCATTTAACAAGTAATAGCACGACCAACTGGGCGGTTTAATTCCTTTTACCGTCCCCCAAGCAGCCTGCTTGGGTGTGTGCAGAACGATCTGTATAGACCCAAGTAGGCTTTTTACAAGGTGAAGGAGTAGATTATGTATTTACCATTAGATTGGGCGCATGAAGAACAAAAGGCTCTGGACACAGATGCCAGCATAACCATAGCGGCCTGTGATGCCATGGATATGTATTGTGATCGGCTGGAAGGCCTGGGCATAGTCCTAAACGACAAGCAGGCCGATGCCATCATAGCCGAAATGATTGCAGCAGCTCATAGGATTATATCTGGAGCAGATGATGACGACTCGTAAATATACTAAACGGACTGATGCTGAAAAAGAAGCCTTGTGGGGTCCGCGACCAATCTGTATAAACCCTGGTTGTGGTAGACCCTGTACTTCTAGCGGTAAACGATGGGTTCATTTTTGTAGTGATTGCCGTAATGTTAGTCAGGGCCGAGGTAAGGCAAAGGCTCATATTCAGTATTCCAGAAAAAATATGTGCGCTAACTATGATGGTAGAGTCAATTTGGGATTTAGCTGCTATACCAACTGGAAATTAATCAAAAAAGAAAATGGCCAAGTAAATACTGAAATGGATCATATAGATGGTAACCATCTCAACAACGATCCAGCGAATCTGCAAGAGCTTTGTCCGTATTGTCATGACCGAAAAACAGCCGAGGGCAAAGACAAAGATGGCTGGAAAAACCGGCGTGAAATGAAGGGTCGCGAAGCCATTGATTTACTAGTACTTTTTACTGTCTAAAAAATAGACACCCCTCCAGAAACAGCCTAGAACACATTTGTTTGTCCTAGGCTTTATACTGATATTCCCTGAGACAAACAAACACTTGCTAGATAAATAGTCAATAGAATCAAGGAGTTAACATGGCCCTTACAGCACAACAAATCAAAACCCTGCAGAACTCTCTGAGCAAGGGGTTCAAAACACAAGCTACCGTTGTGTTTGACAGCAAGAAAACCTTTACTCTGCAAGTGGCCGGTGCAGATCAAAAACTTCGCAAAGTATTATTACAGCAAGTTCAAAAAACTCTAGCAGCTGCACCTTATAATGCCACCTACAATCCGCCAGCAGGCAAGAGTGGTGAAGTCAGCATCAACAGGGGTGAGTACTATGTCAAGGCCAAAGAAGCTGCCAAGGCTAACAAGCCCATGTTTAAACCGTCTGACATTGTTCCCAGCATAGTCAATACCTGGTTAGACCCCACACGCATGGTGGCCAATGTTAAAGAGTATATACAAAAAGCAGATCTGGCAACAGCTGAACGCGAAAGTATTATACAGTTGCTGGACATAACTGCCAAGGGAACAGCTACTCAGTATACCCTGCCTAAATTTCCCCGCGACCTAGTTCCCAGTGAATTTTTTGAAGTACTGAGCGCCATTAAGTTAAGTATATTACTCAAAGGTAATGATGCTAAAACTAAAAAGATTCTGGGCATACCTGCGCGCACTGACATGAGTCAGGTAAAAGCAAAAATCTACATACCCAAACAAAGTAACTTTCCCCTGGTGGATTATTTTATCAGCATCAGTCCTACTGGCAAAGAGTCTGAAACTACTGCCATAAAAATCAGTGTAAAAAGCAAGGTATCAAGTGCTAAAACCAACACAGTTAAATTCAAGGACATGTATGCTAAAGCCTCTGACGTTACCAAGTGGTATAATGAATTAACTGCGGCTATTAAACGTACTCAGAAAGGACAGAAAATCATTGGTGAAAGTGTTCTGACCAGCTATAACTTGGGGCAGGGTCGGGTAGGTCCCCGAGCACCTGTACTGAGTTTAATCAAACTCATAGAGGGAGATCGTTCAAAAATAGAGTCTGTTCTTAGTCAAAAATTTAGTGTCAGAGACGTTAATAAATTTAAGACTCTGCTAGAGTTTGTAAACAACGCCATGACGGTGACTCGCCAACCTAACCCAGAATTTGGCACTGATATTAAAACCACAGCAACACAACAAAAACAACTAACAGATTTTATTCAGGCTAATATATCTGATTCAGGAAATGCCAGTATTAACCTAATAACCTTTTGTTATATCTGCGATAAAGTACTAGTGGAAAGCAGTCGTGAAACTTCCAGCAGCAAGTACAACTTTTATCAGATGTTCTATGACGAAGTCCTGAAACGTCAGCATGTAGCCTATGCAGTCAGCAGCTTTAAAAATGGCATACTAAGCTATAACTTTTATACACAGGTTAACTGGGCTCAGGAATATCATAACTGGATAGCTCTTAGAAATCAAAGTTCTACAAATGTATTCAATGCACCCATAGGTTTAGATGTCTGATCATATAAATACGTAATACACATTATATTTCAATGGGAATCATGAGAGCATTTACTAATTTCTTAGTGGAGGAATCCACAGAAGAAAAACTAAAACATCTGGAACATCCAGAAGACCACATCATCAAGAGTGGTGAGCCTGGGTTCCATCACGCATTCAATACCCTGAAAACCACGGCAGAACACCTGCAGGGACAGGACAGCGGCACCCGTGTCATGACCAAATATGACGGTGCGCCCTCAGTAGTGTTTGGTGTCAATCCCGAAAATGGCAAGTTTTTCGTAGCCAGCAAAAGTGCCTTTAATAAAAATCCCAAGCTTAACTATACCATAGCCGACATCAAAGCCAATCACGGACATGCACCGGGACTGGTCAGTAAGCTTACTGCGGCTCTAAAATACCTGCCCAAGGTAGCTCCTAAACACGGAGTTTATCAGGGCGACTTCTTATACAACAAGGCTGATGGCGATGTCACCAAGACAGATAAAACTCTGAACTTTAAACCTCAGCTCATAACCTATCACGCACCCTTAAACAGTAAACTGGGCCGCACCATAGAATCCAGCAAGATTGGATTTGCAGTTCATACAGCCTATAAAGGACGCAACCTCACTGACATGAAGGCTGATTATACACCTGACCTACGAAGCTTTGCTCAGCATCCCGACGTACATCTGCATACCTGGGACCAGAGTTTTAGTGCTAAAAAAGCAGCTTTAACTCCAGAAGAACATACAGCATTTAAGCAACACATGAATGCCGCTGGCGACCTGTTTAAAAGTTCAGACCGAGCCGGCATATTCCATCAGAACCCCGAAATGCAGGATCATTTAAGCACCTACATAAACAGTACAGTTCGCAACAATAATCAGCCCACTGTGGCTGGACTGGCATCTCATGTTCAGGCTCGACATCAGAAGGTCATAGACGCTGTCAAGACCACCAAGACCAAAGAAAGCAAGACTCAGGTCATGAACAACGAATTAAAACACATCAAAGGTAATCGAGAGAATCTAGATGCACTGCTTAAAATGCATGATCACATACAGCAGGCCAAGAATGCTATCTTGCCAGCTCTGACCCGAGGCGATAGTTCTGGGTATAAATATTCCATAGATGGCAAACAAGCCGGACCCGAGGGCTTTGTCACAGTGACCAAGGACAACCGTCCTACCAAGCTCATAGACCGAACAGGGTTTAGCCGTGCTAACCTAAACAAGGGCGGATTTGGCAAATGAAATCATTCCGAGAACATCTGACAGAAATTGCCAAGATTGGGCTCATAGATACCCGTACCCAGATTGGGTCAACAATATCTAACAAAGGACGCGATGAGCCGCATAAAACCATGCCCATACGCAAACTAAGTACCTGGGAAGATGCTGATAAAACTCAGCGAGGCACTGCGAGCAAAGACAGCGAAACAAATGTACGTAAGATGATGCAGCATATACGCAACGGAGGCAAGGTGCCTCCAGTGGTGGTCAGACAATTGCCCAAGCCAACTAAATCTGGGCAAACACATCAGGTCATAGATGGGCATCACAGGCTGGAAGCACATCGCAGACTGGGATTGGGCAGCATCAAAGTACGAGTAGCCAGACCAGCCAACATAACTAAAAACATAGACAACGGAAAGATTTATAAACAATCAGCATGATTAACTTTAAACAGTATCTGGAAGAGCAGACAGCGGATCAACGACGCGGAAGCCTGCATGTGTTCGACATCGACGACACACTGTTTCATACCACAGCTAAAATTAACGTAAAGAATGCAGCTGGTAAAACCGTAAAGTCTCTGAGTAATTCAGAGTTTAATGATCATAAACTGCCCAAGGACCATCACTATGACTTTAGTGAGTTCCGCAGTGCGCACAAGTTTGCCAAGGAAAGCAAACCCATCATTCCCATGATTAAAAAGGTCAAGGCCATACACAACAACATAGTCAACAAGTATCCCAACAGTAAAATCATCATGAATACTGCTCGTACGGATTTTGACAACAAGAATAAGTTCCTGGGTACATTTAAGCGTCATGGCATACCCATACAGCACATACATGTGCACCGTGCCGGCAACGAAAAAGGAGCTTCTAGTCCAGGCGAAGCTAAAAACATGGTGCTGCGTCGTCAGCTAGCAGCAAAATCATACAAACGAGTGGCTATGTATGATGATAGTCATAGCAATCTGCAACACTTTTTAAAACTCAGACATGAATATCCTGACACAGAGTTTCATGCCTATCATGTTAATCATCAGGGTAGTCTAAAGAGAATACATGCCAAGGAAGACAAATGAAAAGTTTTAGTCAGGTCATAAAAGAAGCCAGCGCTCCCAAGGCCCGAGTAGTCCTATTTGGACGCATGAATCCACCTACAGCAGGTCATGAGGAAAATGTACTGGCTGCTCATAAGATTGCACAAAAACACAATGCCGAACTGCATGTGGTTGCCAGCCATAGCCAGGATGCTAAAAAGAATCCATTAACACCTGCTCAGAAGTCCACACACCTGAACCGAGCTTTTGGTCATTTACCCAACACCAGTATCAGCACCAGCAGTGCTGAAAGTCCCAGCATCCTAAATCAGGCCGCAGCTGCGCACAAGGCAGGCATCCGGCATTTCATCATGGCCGGTGGTGGCGACCGAGCCAGCAGCTATCATAAACTGCTTAAACAATACAATGGTGTACAGGGCAAGCCTCATGGCTTTTATAAGTTTGATAAAATTTCAGTAGCCAACACAGGCGCTCGCAAAGAAGGCGTCAGCGGAACAGACATGCGTCGTCATGCAGCCGCTGGTGACTATGCCAAGTTTAGTCAGAACCTGCCCAGCCGCATTCAGTCCAATCCGGCTCATGCCAAGGAGTTATTTGGTCATGTACAGAATGTACTGCATCAGAAAGAAAACATAGACAGAGAAAATTATGTTCAGGGTCTGGATTTACCTCTGGGCAGTCTGGCCGAGGACATACACTCAGGTCTCATAGGCAAAGTTGTTTATAGAGGTCCTACCTATGTCACTCTGCAACTGGACGAGGATCTTAGCTTTAAACGCTGGATCAAGGATGTCGAAGTTGTGGACCCAGCAGACCTACCAGCTACACCAACATATACATTTAAAGCTTTAAATGTATATGTTGGTGTAGCTGGTAGGTCTGCTGGGTCCACAACTTCGACATCCTTGATCCAGCGTTTAAAGCTAAGATCCTCGTCCAGTTGCAGAGTGACATAGGTAGGACCTCTATAAACAACTTTGCCTATGAGACCTGAGTGTATGTCCTCGGCCAGACTGCCCAGAGGTAAATCCAGACCCTGAACATAATTTTCTCTGTCTATGTTTTCTTTCTGATGCAGTACATTCTGTACATGACCAAATAACTCCTTGGCATGAGCCGGATTGGACTGAATGCGGCTGGGCAGGTTCTGACTAAACTTGGCATAGTCACCAGCGGCTGCATGACGACGCATGTCTGTTCCGCTGACGCCTTCTTTGCGAGCGCCTGTGTTGGCTACTGAAATTTTATCAAACTTATAAAAGCCATGAGGCTTGCCCTGTACACCATTGTATTGTTTAAGCAGTTTATGATAGCTGCTGGCTCGGTCGCCACCACCGGCCATGATGAAATGCCGGATGCCTGCCTTGTGCGCAGCTGCGGCCTGATTTAGGATGCTGGGACTTTCAGCACTGCTGGTGCTGATACTGGTGTTGGGTAAATGACCAAAAGCTCGGTTCAGGTGTGTGGACTTCTGAGCAGGTGTTAATGGATTCTTTTTAGCATCCTGGCTATGGCTGGCAACCACATGCAGTTCGGCATTGTGTTTTTGTGCAATCTTATGAGCAGCCAGTACATTTTCCTCATGACCTGCTGTAGGTGGATTCATGCGTCCAAATAGGACTACTCGGGCCTTGGGAGCGCTGGCTTCTTTTATGACCTGACTAAAACTTTTCATTTGTCTTCCTTGGCATGTATTCTCTTTAGACTACCCTGATGATTAACATGATAGGCATGAAACTCTGTGTCAGGATATTCATGTCTGAGTTTTAAAAAGTGTTGCAGATTGCTATGACTATCATCATACATAGCCACTCGTTTGTATGATTTTGCTGCTAGCTGACGACGCAGCACCATGTTTTTAGCTTCGCCTGGACTAGAAGCTCCTTTTTCGTTGCCGGCACGGTGCACATGTATGTGCTGTATGGGTATGCCATGACGCTTAAATGTACCCAGGAACTTATTCTTGTTGTCAAAATCCGTACGAGCAGTATTCATGATGATTTTACTGTTGGGATACTTGTTGACTATGTTGTTGTGTATGGCCTTGACCTTTTTAATCATGGGAATGATGGGTTTGCTTTCCTTGGCAAACTTGTGCGCACTGCGGAACTCACTAAAGTCATAGTGATGGTCCTTGGGCAGTTTATGATCATTAAACTCTGAATTACTCAGAGACTTTACGGTTTTACCAGCTGCATTCTTTACGTTAATTTTAGCTGTGGTATGAAACAGTGTGTCGTCGATGTCGAACACATGCAGGCTTCCGCGTCGTTGATCCGCTGTCTGCTCTTCCAGATACTGTTTAAAGTTAATCATGCTGATTGTTTATAAATCTTTCCGTTGTCTATGTTTTTAGTTATGTTGGCTGGTCTGGCTACTCGTACTTTGATGCTGCCCAATCCCAGTCTGCGATGTGCTTCCAGCCTGTGATGCCCATCTATGACCTGATGTGTTTGCCCAGATTTAGTTGGCTTGGGCAATTGTCTGACCACCACTGGAGGCACCTTGCCTCCGTTGCGTATATGCTGCATCATCTTACGTACATTTGTTTCGCTGTCTTTGCTCGCAGTGCCTCGCTGAGTTTTATCAGCATCTTCCCAGGTACTTAGTTTGCGTATGGGCATGGTTTTATGCGGCTCATCGCGTCCTTTGTTAGATATTGTTGACCCAATCTGGGTACGGGTATCTATGAGCCCAATCTTGGCAATTTCTGTCAGATGTTCTCGGAATGATTTCATTTGCCAAATCCGCCCTTGTTTAGGTTAGCACGGCTAAACCCTGTTCGGTCTATGAGCTTGGTAGGACGGTTGTCCTTGGTCACTGTGACAAAGCCCTCGGGTCCGGCTTGTTTGCCATCTATGGAATATTTATACCCAGAACTATCGCCTCGGGTCAGAGCTGGCAAGATAGCATTCTTGGCCTGCTGTATGTGATCATGCATTTTAAGCAGTGCATCTAGATTCTCTCGATTACCTTTGATGTGTTTTAATTCGTTGTTCATGACCTGAGTCTTGCTTTCTTTGGTCTTGGTGGTCTTGACAGCGTCTATGACCTTCTGATGTCGAGCCTGAACATGAGATGCCAGTCCAGCCACAGTGGGCTGATTATTGTTGCGAACTGTACTGTTTATGTAGGTGCTTAAATGATCCTGCATTTCGGGGTTCTGATGGAATATGCCGGCTCGGTCTGAACTTTTAAACAGGTCGCCAGCGGCATTCATGTGTTGCTTAAATGCTGTATGTTCTTCTGGAGTTAAAGCTGCTTTTTTAGCACTAAAACTCTGGTCCCAGGTATGCAGATGTACGTCGGGATGCTGAGCAAAGCTTCGTAGGTCAGGTGTATAATCAGCCTTCATGTCAGTGAGGTTGCGTCCTTTATAGGCTGTATGAACTGCAAATCCAATCTTGCTGGATTCTATGGTGCGGCCCAGTTTACTGTTTAAGGGTGCGTGATAGGTTATGAGCTGAGGTTTAAAGTTCAGAGTTTTATCTGTCTTGGTGACATCGCCATCAGCCTTGTTGTATAAGAAGTCGCCCTGATAAACTCCGTGTTTAGGAGCTACCTTGGGCAGGTATTTTAGAGCCGCAGTAAGCTTACTGACCAGTCCCGGTGCATGTCCGTGATTGGCTTTGATGTCGGCTATGGTATAGTTAAGCTTGGGATTTTTATTAAAGGCACTTTTGCTGGCTACGAAAAACTTGCCATTTTCGGGATTGACACCAAACACTACTGAGGGCGCACCGTCATATTTGGTCATGACACGGGTGCCGCTGTCCTGTCCCTGCAGGTGTTCTGCCGTGGTTTTCAGGGTATTGAATGCGTGATGGAACCCAGGCTCACCACTCTTGATGATGTGGTCTTCTGGATGTTCCAGATGTTTTAGTTTTTCTTCTGTGGATTCCTCCACTAAGAAATTAGTAAATGCTCTCATGATTCCCATTGAAATATAATGTGTATTACGTATTTATATGATCAGACATCTAAACCTATGGGTGCATTGAATACATTTGTAGAACTTTGATTTCTAAGAGCTATCCAGTTATGATATTCCTGAGCCCAGTTAACCTGTGTATAAAAGTTATAGCTTAGTATGCCATTTTTAAAGCTGCTGACTGCATAGGCTACATGCTGACGTTTCAGGACTTCGTCATAGAACATCTGATAAAAGTTGTACTTGCTGCTGGAAGTTTCACGACTGCTTTCCACTAGTACTTTATCGCAGATATAACAAAAGGTTATTAGGTTAATACTGGCATTTCCTGAATCAGATATATTAGCCTGAATAAAATCTGTTAGTTGTTTTTGTTGTGTTGCTGTGGTTTTAATATCAGTGCCAAATTCTGGGTTAGGTTGGCGAGTCACCGTCATGGCGTTGTTTACAAACTCTAGCAGAGTCTTAAATTTATTAACGTCTCTGACACTAAATTTTTGACTAAGAACAGACTCTATTTTTGAACGATCTCCCTCTATGAGTTTGATTAAACTCAGTACAGGTGCTCGGGGACCTACCCGACCCTGCCCCAAGTTATAGCTGGTCAGAACACTTTCACCAATGATTTTCTGTCCTTTCTGAGTACGTTTAATAGCCGCAGTTAATTCATTATACCACTTGGTAACGTCAGAGGCTTTAGCATACATGTCCTTGAATTTAACTGTGTTGGTTTTAGCACTTGATACCTTGCTTTTTACACTGATTTTTATGGCAGTAGTTTCAGACTCTTTGCCAGTAGGACTGATGCTGATAAAATAATCCACCAGGGGAAAGTTACTTTGTTTGGGTATGTAGATTTTTGCTTTTACCTGACTCATGTCAGTGCGCGCAGGTATGCCCAGAATCTTTTTAGTTTTAGCATCATTACCTTTGAGTAATATACTTAACTTAATGGCGCTCAGTACTTCAAAAAATTCACTGGGAACTAGGTCGCGGGGAAATTTAGGCAGGGTATACTGAGTAGCTGTTCCCTTGGCAGTTATGTCCAGCAACTGTATAATACTTTCGCGTTCAGCTGTTGCCAGATCTGCTTTTTGTATATACTCTTTAACATTGGCCACCATGCGTGTGGGGTCTAACCAGGTATTGACTATGCTGGGAACAATGTCAGACGGTTTAAACATGGGCTTGTTAGCCTTGGCAGCTTCTTTGGCCTTGACATAGTACTCACCCCTGTTGATGCTGACTTCACCACTCTTGCCTGCTGGCGGATTGTAGGTGGCATTATAAGGTGCAGCTGCTAGAGTTTTTTGAACTTGCTGTAATAATACTTTGCGAAGTTTTTGATCTGCACCGGCCACTTGCAGAGTAAAGGTTTTCTTGCTGTCAAACACAACGGTAGCTTGTGTTTTGAACCCCTTGCTCAGAGAGTTCTGCAGGGTTTTGATTTGTTGTGCTGTAAGGGCCATGTTAACTCCTTGATTCTATTGACTATTTATCTAGCAAGTGTTTGTTTGTCTCAGGGAATATCAGTATAAAGCCTAGGACAAACAAATGTGTTCTAGGCTGTTTCTGGAGGGGTGTCTATTTTTTAGACAGTAAAAAGTACTAGTAAATCAATGGCTTCGCGACCCTTCATTTCACGCCGGTTTTTCCAGCCATCTTTGTCTTTGCCCTCGGCTGTTTTTCGGTCATGACAATACGGACAAAGCTCTTGCAGATTCGCTGGATCGTTGTTGAGATGGTTACCATCTATATGATCCATTTCAGTATTTACTTGGCCATTTTCTTTTTTGATTAATTTCCAGTTGGTATAGCAGCTAAATCCCAAATTGACTCTACCATCATAGTTAGCGCACATATTTTTTCTGGAATACTGAATATGAGCCTTTGCCTTACCTCGGCCCTGACTAACATTACGGCAATCACTACAAAAATGAACCCATCGTTTACCGCTAGAAGTACAGGGTCTACCACAACCAGGGTTTATACAGATTGGTCGCGGACCCCACAAGGCTTCTTTTTCAGCATCAGTCCGTTTAGTATATTTACGAGTCGTCATCATCTGCTCCAGATATAATCCTATGAGCTGCTGCAATCATTTCGGCTATGATGGCATCGGCCTGCTTGTCGTTTAGGACTATGCCCAGGCCTTCCAGCCGATCACAATACATATCCATGGCATCACAGGCCGCTATGGTTATGCTGGCATCTGTGTCCAGAGCCTTTTGTTCTTCATGCGCCCAATCTAATGGTAAATACATAATCTACTCCTTCACCTTGTAAAAAGCCTACTTGGGTCTATACAGATCGTTCTGCACACACCCAAGCAGGCTGCTTGGGGGACGGTAAAAGGAATTAAACCGCCCAGTTGGTCGTGCTATTACTTGTTAAATGCTTGCGCGCCAAATGTAGCATAGGCTTGTGCAACCATTTCACGGCTAGGTTTGCCAAGACGGTAGAATGTTTTATTGTCTTTAGCACGTGTATTTGCATACACTGAATAACCTGCACGTCTCAACTCACTGATTCTTGCTCGTACTGATGGAACTGTGGTGTTTACCAAACCAGCTAACTGACCTGCTGTATAGCCACGGTTTGATGGACCATTGTTCTCCAATACTGCTAAGATTCTCTCATGCTTTGTCATAACGACTCCTTCAGATTTCGACCGCGGTTCTGAAACCCAGATTGTAGGTGCGGTCCGTCCTACAGCTGGTTTTGAAAATAAGAATTCAAACATTATGCCACCGCCAATTCAGCGATTTTAGCATCTACAGCTACTTTAGCTGGTTTAGCTGGCATCTTAAGACCTGTGGTCGAAGAACCACCTTTCCAATAGATACCTACGGCCTTGGACACCTGAGCCAAATAATCCTTATTAGATTTAATACCATCCACAGTTAAAAGATACTTAGCTGCTTCTTCACGAGACATTGCCTTGGGCAGGTCTGTCAAAAAGATGTTGGTATTTTTAGCTGCTAACTGACGAAGATTAGTATCAGCTACTGAAAGAGTTGAATATCTCATCTTCCACTGACCTTTACTATTCTTACTAACACCTGCTACTTTAAAATTACTCATATAATACTCCTCAAATTTAATTTAAATAACCAAATACGGTAGCCGCAATGACTACCACTAACGCAACAATAACCAACTTGACTATGTCTTTGGTATCGTTGTGATTCCAACCACTGGAATTCTTTACAAACCCTTTGCTGTTTACTCGTATTTCAAACGGGTACTGGGCAGTCGGGTAAATTTTTTTATCTTTTTTCATATTATACTCCTATTATAAAGTAATTCATTCAAAAAGTCAAGCACTATTTCCAAGTACAGGCATCTGATTCAAATCGTTCAGAAATCCATTCGAATGGATCACCGTCTCGGGCCTTGGCCGTACCATAGGGCATTTCGGCCACGGTAAACGCATAATATTCATACAGATCGTCATACAATGCTTCGGTGAGATCTGCACCATTTGCAAACATATTTACATCAGTCTGATGTCTTTTAATAATTTCCTGCAATGTCATATATTCTCCAAATTTCTATACTCATTCAAACATTCATCAATACGATCATCGCCAGCGGTGTAAAACACATAGTCACCTAACTCCTGACGATAATACCGGTCTACATATTCAAAGCCACCATAATAACAGAGCCTTTGGTCTGCTTCTCGATGCACTACTATGCCTTCAAAACCGTCGGTGTATAATCTACCAACTCGTTCATCTAGTCCTAGATCCGAGCCCTTGACCTCGGTCAATGAGCCCACGTACATTTCAACCTTTTGATTGATTTCGTTGATTAAATTTTGCATTATAGTGTGCCTCCGTTTACAACTTTGAACTCATCACCAAATTTATTAGTTGAATAATATACACCACCTGGGTAACCATGAGTCAGGGCTTCTTGAGCACAGACATTCATGGCCTGCTTCAGGCTGTCTGAACTATAAACCAGATCCCATTCTTTATTGGGATTTCTGAGTTCGTCGTTCATGCAACGCATAACTCGGAATCTATACACTTGCTCTTGCACTTCAATATCTAATAAATCCATCATATTTTCGTTTCCTTTTTTATTTAACATACCGCTATTATATAGGAACGATTCGAAGAGTCAAGCATTTTAGGCTGGTTTTTACTCAAAATCTGCCTCATTTTTAGACACTAATCTGCCTGTTTTTAAGGCAACTTTCTCGGCGTATTCCTGGCAGTCCACACACATCTGAACCCCCGCGACTGCAAGCCTTCGAGCCTTGGGAATACGATCCCCACACTC